TGGTCTTGCCGGTCTTGGCCCTGAACAGCACCCAGCCGGCGTAGCCAGCGTGACGCACCTTGCTCCCGCGCATCCGCAGCTGCTCCACGAGCCTGGTCGTCAGGCACGTCTCCATCCGCTTACGCACGGCTGTCTCGTGGTTGCCCGGCGTGATCAGGGCCATCTGCTCACGGTATGGCTCTAGCCACTCGGCACACTGCGTCACGATATCGTCGTAGTAGTTGCCTCGCTGGAACTCGGGGCGAACGTCCCACTTGCCGTTGGAGCGTGGATCGTACTTCCCGCCCATGGCGTCGAAGTGATCGCCGATGGACAGCACGGCGGCGTTGATCTCTTTCGCCTTGCGGAGATCAGCGGAGAGTTTGTCCCGGTCGCACTTCACGCTGTCCCAGTGCCAGTCGCTGGACAGCAGCACCCACAGCCGGCTGGCGAAGTCGATGCGTGTGACGCCACCGTCAAGCGTGGTGACTAGCCACGGGTCGCTGGCGTTCTTTCGGCGAAACGTGCCGGCCGATCTAGCCATCCTGCACCTCCCGGTAGCCGAGACTCCACAGCACCTTGGCGATGTCTTTTCCCTGCTGCTCGACGTGCTCCTCGCTCTGCGTCGGATTCAAGGCGTGCAGCAGTTCATGCACCAGCACCTCGAGCTTCTTGCGGCCACGCATGCGGGCGTCGAGGATGATGCGCGGGTGCTTCGCCTTCTGGCTGAACGTGTACCCGTAGGCCGCACCCTTGAGCGTGGTGAAACGCAATAGCCACCGCTCGTCGCCGTTGAGGGTAAACAGGTGGTCGTCGGCCACGGCGTGCCCTTTCGCTTGTCACCGTAGCCGAGCGGTCAACCAATGCCGATGCGGCGGCCGAGCTCGTTCAATGCCTCAGCTCGCTTGGAGCACCCGCACGGGCGGCCCAGCACCTTGCTCACCCGCTGCTCGGTAATGCCGATGGCAGACAGCCCGGCCTTGACCATGTCGCCCAGTCCCGCCTTGGACTTCGGGTACGCCGAGTGCGTTTCGTCCACCGTGATTGTGTCGCCGTCCTCGCTGACGATGCACTCACGCACGGCGTCGAGCGTGGTGCCACGCTGGAGGCATCGGGCCTCGAAGGCGGAGCGGCGGCCGGTGATCATGGGAACTCGTTGCAGATGGGATCTTCGTCTGGGAAGAACGCCGGGAAGTCGTAGCACTCCGGCGGGCTTAGGCAGGTGCCTTCAATCGGATTTGGCGCATTCGATTGCTCCTGCTCAAAATCGCCGTCTAGGTATTCGCTCGTGACATCTGACCACGAAGGATCTTCGCCTTCGGGGCAGAGGATGATCATCAAGCGATATCGAGTCATCGACTCTGTGTAGATCAGCGTTGAGCCCAGTTCCGGCGGTATCTCACAGCAGCAAGTGCGCGTCGCAACGTCAGTCACAAGCGCCCAGTTGCACTCAGCGATTGCAGCCGCAGCGCCGGGCTTCCATGCAAGACCGCCCGGCAGAGGGTTAGGCCGAGAGTACGTCTTGGATCGCGAAGATGTACTAAACCCACCGCCAGGAAAGTTGACCGCACACTGGCCTGTGGGCTCGGCAAACGTGGTTTCGCTCTGGTCGTCAGGAAACTCGCAGTTGAGGCACGGATCGCACGGAGGCGGCGGCACGCAGCACGGACACACCATCACGGCACCCGTATGCGGAGGAACGTGGCGGTGACTGTGCCGGTGATGAACGTCACGCTGGACATGCCCGAGGCAAAGACAGCGGTAGCAGTGCCGGATGCCACCTGCACGCTGGCGGTCGAGACGCTGACGCTCTGCACGGCCGTCGCCGTGCCGTTGGACTTGGTGACGCCGACAGTGATCGAGCAGTCAGCGGTGTTCAGCGACGCCGTGACGGACACGTCAGACAGGAACGTGATCGTTGCAGTGTTCGCCGTGACGCCTGACACCACGGTGGCATTGGCAGTGCCGCTCACGTAAGTGGCCGTAGACGTACCAGTGGCGAAAGACGCCGTGGCCGTCTGCGTGCCGAACACCGCCGTCCGTGCCTCCAGCTTCGGCACGACCAGCCACCAGTTCGTTCCTTCACGGCCAACGATGCAGTCCTCATTGCTATACGCCGTCAGCGTGATCGGCCACGACAGGTTCACCACGTTGGCCGTGGCCGTCGGCACATACTTGAACGTGACGACCTTCGTGCCGCCGATGGGCCACGCACCCGAAAACGTCGCCGCCCGCACTTGCTTGGGGGCTCGCTCCTCAAACCGCTTGGCAAACGTCAGCGGCGAAGCCGCCGGGGGCGTTAACTCGGCCTGACGCACCACGCCCGCAATCCGCTCTGCGGATTCGCGCGTGAACTGCACGGCGTCGAATGGGCCTTTTCTGCGTGCCATTACAGCGAGCCAATCGGCCACGTTCCTGTCGTCGGCGGAACGCCGAGCAGCGAGGTAAAGTCCATCGCAGGGTTGACTCGCCGATAGAGGATAGCGGGCTGGCCGAGCGTCTGTTGGCCGCTGCCGTTGAGGCCGACCGGATTGGCCGAGGCGACCCACTCTGAGTTTTTCTCGTCGAACACCATCGCGCGCTGCTTGACGCCGCCGTTGAGGAAGTTCCACCCAACGTCGGGAATCTGGAGCACCCACGTGCTGGCACGGAACTGGAGTTGAATCTGCGTGGCCCAGTATTGGTAGGTCGTGTTGGCGAAGAACTCCTGCGTGTAGTCGGTCGTGACACCAGCACATTTCAGCGTGTACCGAGCGCAGGTCATGTACGTTTCACTGTTGAGGAAGTTCTGCATCCCGAAGTACGCCTGCGGGAACGGCCAGAAGTTCTTCGTGATTGTGATCTGAACGAGTGCCTCATCCGTGACTAGCCCCTCCAGATAGTCATAGGCCGAGTTGGTCAGAGGCCGAACGTCGTTGTTCCCGCTGAACGCACCCGGCGAGGAGTCGTGGTAGTAGTAGAGCGCGGGAACTTGACCGGGCTGCGTCTCAAACCTCCAATCGGCACGCCTGCTCGTCGGTGCCAGAACCAGTTCCGATGAGATAAACGAATACTCGGCGACCGCCTCCGCGTGGTAAGGAGAGTCTCCTGCACGCTCGATGACGCTCACCTTCCTCAGCCCAAGGTGCGTCCACGTTGGGTGAGCGGCCCCCCACGTGCCAAGGTTGAGATGAGAGATAACCTCCGTCTCGGTGAGCGGGTTGTTCTGTAGCGTGTCGTTGGATAGCACCAGATTCCATCGACGCACGGCGACCTCGGGGATCCCGAGCTCGGCTTCGTACGTCCGGGCAAGTTCGTGGCTCGATGCAATGCCCATCAGTTTCGATCCCCGAATGACGAGTAGCCCACGATGGCCACCGGCTGGTTGAAGTAGTTGGCCGCCGCCTGGCCGATGCCCGTGGCAATCCGCTCGAGCAGCTTGGTCTGCAGCCGCTCCTGAATGAGCCGGGGATCCTGAGCGTTGGCCGTAAGCTGCAGCACCAGGGCGGCACCCTCAGCGGTGCGGATGTCGCTGCCCGTGATGGTCTGCGAACCCAGCGTGTTCAGTTTCGTGAGCCGCTCTTCCTGCCGCTTGGCTTCGGCCTCGGCGGCCTTCTGCTGCTCTTCAAGCACCTTCTGCTGGTACTTGAAGATTTCTTCCTGCACACGCCGCTGCTCGTTGGCGGCGGCTTCGGCGGCTTGGCGTTGCTGGTCGGCGTACTTCTGCTGCAGCCGCAGGGCATCTTGCTGTGCCTTGTCTTGCTTGGCTTTTTCATCCGCAGCGTACTCGTCCTTTCTCTTTTTGATCTTCTCAAGGTTCTTAATCTCGTTGTTGAAGAGCTCTTGCTGCCGGGCCACCTCGGCGTCGAACGCCGTTTTGTCGAGGATGCCGGCGGACGCCTGCTCTTGGGCGGCAGCAATGCCTTCCTGCAGACGAAACGCAGCGTTGAACCCGGCTTTGCCGAACTCCTCAGACTTGGCAATCAGCCCGTCGATGTTCTTATCAACCGCTTGGAACGCAGCCTGAAAGCCTTGGCCGAAGCCCTGCTCCAAAGCCTGCTGCTGGTCTTCGAGCTTGCTTTGCAACTGGTCAAGCTCCGCCTGGCGGGCGGCAGCAACGTCAGCGTCGGCGGCATTGCCGGCCGCACGGGCGGCGGCGAGTTGCTCCGACACCCGGGCCTGCTCACGCTGCACGGCAAGCAGATCCTGCTCCAGCTTCACGGTCGCACTGTTGGCCTCCAGCAGCCCGTCGATGCGGGCTCGGTCGGCGTCAATCAGTCGCCGCTGCTCGTCCTGCAGTTGCTTTACCTTGCCGATCTGGGCGTCGTACTCAGCGTTGGCGGCGGCTACACCACGGCGAAGCGTCTCCTCGTTGATGACTCCGCCCTCAAACTGCTGCCGCAGTTCTTCGAGCTTGTTCTGGAACTGCAGTGCTGCGTCAAAACCGGTTTGGCCGAACTGGGCAGCATCGTCGATAGCCTGCGAAATCTCGGCCCGCAGTCCAGCGACGGTGGCCTGGGCATCCGCCTCAATCTGCAGTTCGATCTTGGCGTCATTCTCAATGCGGGCGATCTCGTCTCGGAACGCATCGCCAGCACGAGCGGCAGCACGCCGGAAGGTCTCTTCGTTGATCAGCCCGTCGTCCAGCTGTGCCTGCAGTTCTCGGATCGACTCCTGATACTGCAAGGCGGCGTCAAACCCGGCCTGTCCAAAGGCGGCCGACTCGTTGATGGCGTCGCTCACGCTCTGTCGCACTCGGTCAAGAGACTTCTGCAACGCATCGGCCTCGGCCTGCGATTGCTCAAGCGAGTCAGCGATCTGCGACACGCCGCCGGCAGAGCCATCCGCCTCCTCGCCAAACAGACGCAGCGTCCTGCCAAGCAGGTTCAGCTGGCCAACCAGCGGTATCAGATCGACGATGGACGTGGCGAGTGCCTGCGACGCCGTCTGATTCTCCTGAGAGAACCTGTTGACCGATGCAGTGATCTCCGTGAACGCCAGCGTTACGTTCGCCGCACTGTCAGCAAACGCTGCGGACGACTGGTCTGCAAAGCCCTTGGCGGCGATCGACGCCCGGTCGAGCTCGTCGCCGAATCGGGCAATCTGCTCCCGCTGCCTGTCAGAGATGGCGGCACCGAGCCGCTCGAGCTCCTGTCTGGCGGTCGCCAGTTCATCAAACACGGGAAGAAGTTCAAGCCCAGCCTTACCGAACAACTGCAGAGCAACCGCAGCACGGCGAGCCGGATCGTCAATCTGCAGCAGTGCAGCGGCCACGTCCGTAAACAGCTGCTCTGGCGTGGCAGAGCGCACCTGATCGACAGAGATGCCCAGGTCGCCGAACGCCGACACGGCGGCACTCGATCCTGTGCGGGCATCATTCACCGACTTCAGGAAACGATTGAACGAACTGCCCAGCTCGTCAACGCTCGTGCCCGTCTTGACCGCAGCCACCTGCAGCACTTGGATGAAGTTGAATGACACGCCAAGCCGGGAGGCCAACTGCGTCAGCCGCTCTACCTCGGCCTCAAGCGTCAGCAGGTTTCTTCCCACGGCCACGGCAGCAGCCCCGAAGGCAGCGGTGGCGGCAGCGGCGGCGGTGAACGGGTTGATGACGGACGCAGCCGCTGTGCCGAGCGAAGCCAAGTTGGCGTAGATGTCCCCGGTGAACACCCGCTGCAACCCCTGTGCGGCACTGGAGATGCCAGACAGCCGGCCTGCGATGTTGCCAAGAGGGCCGGGCAAGGCGGCGAAAATGCCGCTGATCTCGTTGAACTTGAGCCCCTGCACTGATGCCCGCTGCACTTCGTCGGCAAGCGTGTCTGCGGATTTACTGGCCCGAGCCAAGGCCGCATCCGCCTGGGCGACGCCACGGGCGTACGTCTCGCTGCCGATCGCACCAACACGCACGAGCTCGTTGAGCCTGGCTATCCGCTCGGCATGAATCTCCTGCTCTGTGCGAAGTTCTCTGGTGACTCGCACACCCTCCTCAAAGGCGTCGGCAGTCTGCCGCACCTCCTGCTGCAGTGCCTCAAACTGCTTGGCGTATTCCTGCGCGTTGAGTCCGCCGGCGAGTTGCTGCGACAGTTCTTCAAACCGCTGATTGAGAGAAGCCTGGGCGGTCGCTGCCGCCTGGCTGTCCTTGGCGAACTTGTCGAACACGGCCGTGGTCTTCTCGGCCTGCTGCCCCAACTTCTCAAGAGCCCGCTCGGCCGGCGTGAGGTTCTTCACCACGCCAGAGGCGTCGGCGGAAACCTTCATCGCAAGTGAGAGGATGTTGGCCATAGCTGCTACTGCTCAAAGATGCCGGCGAGCTTTGCAAGCTCTCGGGCCATCTCCTCTGATGTCTGCGGTGGCTTCTCGGTCGGTACGAAATCGGACGCCTTCGGTGCCTTGCCTTTCTCGCTGTACGGTGCGAGCACGGCACTGGTGAGCAAGCCTGTCTGCTGCCACGGATCCGGGAGAGCGTGGTAGTAGCGAGTGAACGCCACCCACTCACTGAGCTCCTGCGAATCCATGCGGCGAGACAACTCACGCACCGTCATGCCTAGGTGCCCGGCGAGGCGGAAAAGAAACCTCCGCATCGGCCGGGTCTTCAGTTTTTTGCGAGTTCCTCCACGTCGCTCTCGGTCATGTTGTTGTGCTTCATGGCTTTTTCAAAGAGCTTCGACACCACGGCCGAAGACTTCTTCGCCAGCTGCTCGATGCCCTGCTCGTCGAAGAGCCGCTCGCCACTCTCGGGGTGGCACAGGCAGCGGGCCAGGTACTTCGTTCGGAAGTTGTCGAT